GCTCATATTCGTCACCTAGAATACGAATATTGATTGAGTATGCTAGAAGAATATCGACAAGATCTTTTTCTGTAGCATATACCACAACTTCATCAACATATTTGCAGGCCTGAAGCTGAACATATCTTTCAAAGATACTTTGTACAGGCTTATTCTTTTCTTTTCTGTCAATTGTTGGATCTGTTTGTAAACCAACAATCAAGTGGTCACACTGCGTCTTTGCTTCTTTTAGCATAATGACATGACCAGCATGAAATAAATCAAATGTCGAGCAAGTAAATCCTATTTTCATAATCCAATATTCCTTCTAGTAAATTTTACTAAAATGTTATCATTATAGTATTTGTCTGACTCTAGAACTTCATTGGCAAACTGCAACTTAGCTTCCCAATAGTTTGTTTCGCCTCGAGTCTTACATAAGCGAACAATTCGTCTAATAAACTTGTCTTTACCTAACCTTTCAATATCCTCTAACAAACGAGGAGAGGACCCGTAGTAGTCCTTCCAATCAGACTGCTTACGCGTCTTCCTTTTCTTACCCTTAACTTGTTTGGTACCAGCTTTCGTAAAGTACTTACGGCCTAGATATAACTTGTTATTATCTAAACACTCAATCTCGTAGATGAAGCCATAGTAGCCTTTAACATCTTCATCCGTAAGTTCTTTGTCATTATAAAACCACATAATATACCTCTTGGTATATTTATGCGTTAGTGAGAGGTAATCCTTAGTGGGTCAGCTTTAAGCCCTTTCATGAACCCCGGCGATACACAAGCATTATAGGCAGCTGGCCTACCTTGAATAGTGGAGATTCTGTCCCCTACCACGCATACTACTGGTGGTGGATCCATAACACATCTTGGTATACCAAATGAATCGTGGATAGAAAGAATACCATCAATAGTAGTATTCACACCGCCAAACTCTTTTGTATAGTAGCCTTGCATTTTATCAATCATATATCTTGCCATGGCAGGAGTTATAGCATAGGCATGAGTGCCTTCAAACTTATTGATATCCATAAATGATACTTGTTCATCTGGACGTTCGTAATCTTCTGCCTTTAGTACTCTATATCCAAGCATTACTAGTTTGTTATCTGGTATCTCCGTATCATAGAGTTTATCTTTTAAAATCGCATCATGTTCAAACACACAGCATGCAGTTGGCTGTTCTGCTATCACTCTCCAAAGTTTAAGATGGCTAGCAGTGCATCCCATTTCTGGAGTTCTAGATACCCACGTGAACCCTGTTACAGCCTCTAGATCCTCACCTCTTGTTGTTTCCATACTAACTCCTTCCCAGAGTGTGTATGGCATACCATGCTCTTCACAGGACCTAGCACATTCGTTTGCATATTGAATAGATTCAGGCTTATTAATATAGATGATATAGGCATGGCGAATTTTACCTGTCTCACCAAACGCCTTATGGTTAGATCTATCTAGTTCCATACTATCGCCACCAATAGTCTTCTCGCCCTTTATCTTATGGCCTCTAACTATTACGCTGCCCAAACATCCTCCCAAGAACCACTTAGTGCGCCCTTGGCATAATCCGTTGCTCTATTCTCAAAGAAGTTAGTATGGGTAGGAGCATTAATCATCTCCTCAACCCAAAGTAATGGATTCTTCTTTACTTTGAAGATGCCTTTCATCCCAAGCGATATGAGACGTCGATCAGCGATGTATCGGATATACTTCTTGACGTCTTCCGAAGTAAGATTCTCCATCTCTCCCCCCTCGAACGCCAAATCAATAAATTGATCTTCCAATTCGACCATCTTAGTTGCAATAGTATAAATTTCAGATTTAAGTTCATCATTCCACAACTCCCTATTCTCTTCGATATAGGTTCTGAATAACTTAATCATTGCTTCGGCATGTTGAGTTTCATCAACAATACTCCAGGTAATGATCTGGCCCATCCCTTTCATCTTGCCATGGCGTGGAAAGTTAAGTAGCATAATGAATGAACTAAACAATTGCATGCCTTCAGTGAAGGCAGAGAATGCAGCAATGTTTTGTGCAATTCTCTTTTTGTCACTCTTTGTAAACTTTGCTAGATAGTCATGCTTATCCTTCATTGCTTGATATTCTAGGAACTGATTGTATGTATCTTCCGGCATGCCTAAAGTTTCAATCAAATGAGAATAAGCAGCAACATGTAATGCTTCGCGAGCAGCAAAGCCAGCCAGCATCATTCTAATCTCAGGCTGAGGAAAAAATGGAAGATAGGTCTTGATGTACCCGCCAGCAACATCAATATCGCCTTGAGTAAAGAATCTGAAGATCTGTGTTAAGAACTTCTTCTCATTATCGTTTAGCTTATTCTTCCAATCTTTTAGGTCTTCTAGCATTGGTACTTCAGTATGCAGCCAATGGCTCTGCTCATGCTTCAACCAAGCGTCATAGGCCCATGGATAATTGAATGGCTTAAAGTATGATCGTTCATCTGTAAGTACTAACTCTTGCTTTGTTGTCATTTGTTTTTCCTATTTCTCGATCCAACCTGTGATAATATATTTTTCACCACTTAATGGTTGATTGCCTCTATGAGCATGTGTGAAGTATGCAGGCCAAATCAACATCTGACCCATAACTGGTTTAAATCTAACTTTTTGATATAGAAATTCTGTTTCACCACCATCATCAACTGTATTAAGATATAATGAAAACGCAAGCAGCCTGCGGTGGGCCCTGCCCCCTGCTCCATGCTCATGATGCCAAACATGATAACCTTGGCCAGGTACAGTTTTCTGTACCTTTGAGTCTTGTATTGATAACTTTTTCTCAGCATCAGGGAATCCAGCTAAACCTGGGTAAGCCCTACAATACTCCTTCAGGCACTGTTCCATCAATACTTTACTAAATTCATTTGAATGAATATAGACTTCGGCAAGTTCAGGATTCTTTTCCAACATAAACTGAGAAATATGTAAACCATTAGCAGTAGTTGATAAATCATCTTTACTAAATGGTGATACATTCTCACTTGATTGTCTGTTAACAACCATCCCAGCTTTTTCCGCATTCTTGAAGAAGCGTATATAGTTATCACACTGTTGCTGACTATATGCTTGATCAAACACACCAATAAAGTCATCTCTTATATGAAATTTCATTTGAACCATCCCTGAATCCATTCAATTAATATTGCCAGAGCCCAAATTATAAACATCCACTTAATTATAAATGCACCCACTGGATCACTTTCGCCATCGTTGTCAAACGCTTTCCAGTTTATATTATAATTATCACTCTTGGCTTTTTTAAGCGCTTTTGGTCTTTTAGCATTTAAAGACCTCTGTGTTGTCTTGTAGTAACCACCACCAGCACCTTCAGTTGTGCGGATATATCTCTGGCCATTTGATTTTGTGGTTACAGTTCTTCTAATACCTCTACCACCCTTCATAGTACTACCAGCACTGTGAGAAGTAGTGGTACCACCATAACCTCCTGGTCCTTGGCTTATGGTTCTTGATCCCTGCTTAGTTGTTTTTCTATAGTTAGCCATTAGCCTTCACATGCCAAGCATTCTGTACCTTCTGTTAAAGCCTTGATATCAATTTACTTCTTTTCCTCCACGTTGCCATTCACTTATGTTGGCACAACGGTTGATGTGTTGTATGGTATATCAGCTTCGGCTTCACTAAGTAATTCAAACTTTTCCTGGAAGTCTTCATCTAAAGAAACAAAAATACGGACTCCACCATCATGGTAATTTATAACCCAATAGCCTAGTCTGGCTGGCACACTTCGACCACCTGTTTGAACAATAAATGAATCAGCTGTTAGTGTGTCGGCAGTAGCCCACCCAGAGGCGTTGACCCAGGCATAAACATCATTGATGGTTTCTGCCGTGACCTGCTGGGCTTCGATCTTGAATGGTTTTCTTTTAAAATGTGGCATTGTTTATCCCTCGCATGCTAGGCACTCAGTGCCTTCTGTTAAAGCCTTAATATCTATCTCCTGAATAATCTCACGCTCGATCTTCTTGGCAACCTTATCAGCCTTACCAATTTTCTCAGAACGACAATAGTATAGAGTCTTTAGTTCATGTTTCCACGCCATATAATGTACAGCATGAAGGTACTTGACATTAGCGTTTGGTCTAAAGAATAGATTAACTGATTGACCTTGATCAATGAATTGCTGACGGTCAGCTGCATGTTCAATAATCCATCGCTGGTCAATTTCCATTGCAGTCTTGAATACATCTTTTTCATAATCTTCTAACCCATCCAAATGTTGTACAGAACCATCGTTAGCAATAATAGACGACCAAATCTCTGGTAGCTTATCTTCGCTATATTTACTCTTTAGTAAATTATTTAGATATTTGTTCTTATAAAAGTATGCTCCTGAAAGAGTGTCCTGTCTAAATCCGTTGGCCCTATATGGTTCAATTGAAGGGCTGGTGTTACCCATAATGATACTGCTAGAAGCATTAGGAGCAACAGCCATAAGATGGCTAAAGCGTAGACCTGTTCCTTGAGCATCTGGCGCCTCACCCCTTTCCTTCCCCAACTGCTTATTAGCTTCATTTAACTTCTCTCTAATGTTTTTAAACATTCTCATGTTTGCTGACTTAGCCATTGCAGATTCAAATGCTAACATATTCTTTTGGAGGTAGGCGTGGAACCCTAGCGCGCCAACTCCAATTGATCTTTCTCTTGTTGCTGAGTACACAGCTCTGTGGACTGGCTTTGGTGCATTATCAATAAAATGCTGTAATACATTATCTAGCATTTCTGCAACATCACGTAGGAACCTTTTATCGTCCTTCCACTCATCATAGTACTCTAGGTTTACAGAGGATAGACAACAAACTGCGGTTCTCTTCTTGTCGGTTGGTAGAATAATCTCAGAGCAAAGGTTTGATTGCTTTACAGTCAATCCTTTATCCTTTAACCACTGAGGAAGGTACTTGTTAGAAGTATCAATAAAGTGGAGATATGGTTCGCCTGTCATCATTCTTAGTTCAAGAATTTTCTGCCAAAGCTCTCTTGCTGATACCTTCTCCTTTACTTCACCTGATGCTGGGTCAACTAGTTCCCAGGTATCATCTGCATTAGCATCTGTCATACACTTCTCAATAAGTTGCATAAACTTATCAGGAATATTAATGCCATGGTGAAGATTCAAGCAACGAATATTCTGATCACCAGTTGGCTTTCTCATTTCCAAAAATGGAATAATATCTGGGTGGCCAATGTCTAGATACGCTGCATAAGAACCTCTGCGAGTTCTACCCTGACGGTAGGCAAGACAAGACGAATCATAGATCTTTAGGTGGGGCATGATACCAGTAGACTTCTCGTCAGCTGATCTAATACCTAGACCAATACCAACACCACCACCAAGCATCGAGAGCCAATTAGTTTCTGAAAGAGTGTCTACAAGGCCTTGGGAAGAATCATCCATGTAGTTGAGGAAGCAGGAGATAGGTAGGCCCTTAGATGTTCTACCGTAAGACAGAATAGGTGTAGAGTAAGATAACCAATGCTTAGAAGAATAATCGTACAATCTCTGAGCATGCTTTTCATCTGTACCAAATGCTTTTGATACAAAAGCAAAACGATGTTGAGGCGATTGTTCATCATCACGCATGTAAGATTCTTTCATTCTCTTCATGCCATGGTCGTCAAATAGAACGTCTCTCGAAAGGTCGATGTTGATGTCTAGATATTTCATTTCAGCCCTCGGGTGATTGTAGTTTAATAATAGAGCATTGTTTACCATCATCTGATATAACCCATGCTAAATTATCACCCTCTTTCCAACCCACATGCTGCATAAGATCAGGAGGAAATAAAATAACTAGTTCACCATTCTCTTCAACTACCTTCGTAGTCCATACTTTTGCTTCATATTCACTCATTATACTTTCTTCCATTTTTGTAGTTCTAATAATGCTTCCATGCCTTTCTTGGCATTTCGGTATACTATACCAGAAATCTCCTCTTGACTCAACCCACTTAGGACCATATCATTAACATCTTTATGCTGAATGGTAGGTGGCCAAAAAGTTACTCTGTATCCTTTATCTATCATCTTTTTCATACGCTTGACAGTGTCTACATTGCGAGGTTCATTGTCAAAGCAGAAAATAAGTTTATTATTTAGTCCAAGCTTCTCGACATCACCATTGTCGCCACCAGCCATAGCAATAGAGTTTGGTAGGAACAGCGAATCAATAGGACCCTCTACCACAATAATATCTTGGTTAATATCAATTGTATCAAGACCAAACAGCCTAGGTTTAGTCTCATCCAGGACAATCGTAATGTATCGAATTTTATCGTTGCTGAGCGCTCTACCTTGATAACCAAACATTGTCCCTTCTCGGTCAATCAATGGTATCATTAACCTGCCACTATCAACATCAGTGTTTTCAAACTTACCAGGAATCAACTTATTGGTAAACTCTTTGAACTTAGGACAGTAGTAGAGTAGGTAGTGCTTATTGGAAGGGATCTGTCTACTGACCACATACTTCTTGGCAATATGGTCTGGTTGTAGCTGGGAGACCTTCTTTAGCTCTTTCAGTGGCTCAAACTTCTCAAATCTCCTCTTAGCAAACTTAGACATATCAGGCTGAAATACGTTCGCAGAAACAGTCGAGGTAACGGCTTGCGTCGCCCTCTCCCTATACTTCTCGAGAACATATTCCTTATGTAATACTGGGTCGACAAATTTAAGAGCACTGTCAAAGCTCGTAGAGACACCACAATTATGGCAATGATAGACCACATACCCCTTAGAGTTCTCTAAGAGATATCCTCTTGTCTTGTATTTATTGTTCTTAGAGTCGCCGCAGTAGACGCAGCGAAAGTTAGCCTGGAACGGCTTCTGCTTTTTTACTTTATATCTTGGGAACTTGCTAGAGGCAAGGTTAGCATACTTAATATCAATCCAAAGCATCTTATAACCCTAATCAGAATGGCGACACGCTGATTATACAGAGAGAGGGCTGAAAGGTCAACTATTTCCTTTTGCTATGCATATTGATAAACCAATGTGCAAGCTGCTTTTTTCTCGGGGATGCTGAGCTGGATGATCTAACTTTCTTTAGTTGAGCAATTGATTTACCTTTCAAGCCATGGCGTGCCATATCGCCCTTATCTTGAGGGTTACGGCCGTCGATAAAGTTTTCTAGGAATTGCTTAAATTTCATGTTTTTCGTACACGGTTATTATATAATTTTCTTGGTTGACAATATACTTTTTTTCGTCATTAAATAACACTGATCTCGTTTTAATTTTTGAATAAGGATCAGTTAAATTTAATGGTAACGCATATTTGCTTATTGCGCATGATATATTTACATTATTTGTAATATCAAGCACCTTAGTAAGTTTTAATTTTGGCTTTAACAAATCAGGAACGCTAAAGTTTTCAAAATGCGAGCGATGTTCAGCCACTATTAATTTACCGCCGGTCTTTAAAATTCTAGCACACTCTTTAAAATATGTTTCGTGGGGAAGATAATATCCACTTGCTTCAATCGATGTTATAACATCGACACTATCATCACTCAAAGGTATATCAGTAGCTTGACCTACATAGAAATCAATATCCTTACACCAACTTCTACAAAAATTTATTTGCTTTTGACTTGGGTCAACACCAATAATTTTACTGAATGTAAAATTGTCTTTGGCAAAATCAACTCCACCGCCGCGGCCACAACTAAGATCTAAGTAAGTTCCTGTAAAACATTTTCCTACTGTTAGAGCTTTATAATAAAGGTGAGCTTGATATTTAAAAAATTTATTATTCAAATTTAATTTGAATAACACCTCCGATACTGGTAGATTGTATTCATCCAATTCAACGTACCCATCATTCATGAATATTACTTCATCACTAAATTCAAACTGCTCATACTTATTAATTGGTGCAATAAGTTTTTTTTGTATGTCCTGTCTATCCATAATTTAATTACACGACTATGTGAATTCGCTCTTGTTGCTCCCTAAACCGTTCAACTTGATATTTAATTTCTTCTGGAGAAGTAGCTAACAAGCTACGATCATCTGGTGCTTGTCTAGCATATTCCCTTCTTAGCTCAATATATTTTTCCCACATAGCTGCATTATGAATTGCATCTATAGGGGTCACTTTCCTAGCATCATTCGGGAAAATGTTGAGACTACCCAAGCGACCAATCCTGCTGCCCCCACTACGATCCAACGCCATTTGTTGAGTTCCTCGATCTTCTTCGCTTGTGATCTATGCTGCTCGGCGACTTCCTCGCGCATTGCTTTGATTTCTTGTAGCAAATCAATGCGCAATTCATCCATCATTGATTGTAATTCTTTACGATCATCAATGGTTCGTTCGTCGAGTTTCTCAAGAGTCTTGTCAAACTTTTCGTAGATTACAGAGAAGAAGCTGACCTTCTCTCTCATGGCAGCTACTTCCATTTCTATTTTTGAAAGTCTATTTTCAAAATCAATCATTTTTGAAATGCTCTTCTCGGTGATGTTTCTTTCATCTTTTTAGTTTTCTTTTTCATCATATTTATAAATTTATTATAAACACCAGCAGGACCTGTTTTACCCATAACCTTTGCACGTTGTCCCATGGCAACAGCTGCTTGTATTTTATGAGCATGACTGCGACCACTATTTTTAATTTTACTTACACTTGCTTTCGCATCACCAGTTGTAGCAAATTTAAGACCATGTATAGTGCCTTTTGGATTTTCATCTGTGTATAAATCACTATGCTGCTTACTGCCTGCAGGTTGACCTTCTTTTCTTGGAATGCGCGCTTCGCTCTCTTTTTGAAGAGCAAGTTTACTACGAAAATATAAATTTGCCGCTCCAGCCTTTGCTCTTGTGGATAGTGGTAATGATTTATCTTTTCTTAATTGTTTTGTGGCACGAACTAAACTTCGATCATGTTTTGCTTTATCTTGCGGTGATTTAGAATAATGGTATCCAGTATCATGTTTCTGGAATGCTGCATCTAATTTATCCGTTGGAGCACCACCACGATTTCCAAATCCACCATAGTTTCCGTGGAAGAAATTTCTTTTGAGTCCTTTTTGTGCAGGTATTGAGCTGAGTGGACCTTCAAAAATAAACTGTTTAAATGTTTTCATTTATTTTCATTTAACCAAATAACCTGCAGCGTTAGTTTGATTTTTCTTTTTGCCCCTAGCTATCCACGTGGCAAGTTCTCGATCAGACATTCTTTCGTAGATACTTGGTGGGTCTTTTTCCTTAATATTATACATAGTTTTTAGAAGGTATGCTCGGGTGGCATCATCACTTATTCTTTCTATACACAGCATATCACTTGCTTTTGTTTTCCAGATATTTGGAAATAAGCCATGTACTAAAAGTATAAATGCAATTTTCCATGCACGCAATAAATGCGTTAGATATGATTGACCAGTCTCATGTAGGTGGGACATCTCTTTCTAGCTCCGCTTGTGGTGTTGTTGGTGTCACGGGTGGTACGATAGTTTTTAGAGGTTTTGGTGGGCCCATAAGTTCGTTTGGTGGAGATGGCATTTCAATTTTTGGAACTAATCGTGTTAGAGGATTGCCACAACCAGCAAGAAAAATAAAAAAGATTGCTACAAGATATTTCATTTTGCTTCCTCCTTCTTCCAAGGCATATCTGGTAACTTAATATCTAATCCACGATCAGCATTCTGCTTGTCAATAGATGCTTTTGTTTCAAGAATCCATGATTGTAGGCTTACAAGTTGCTGAGCATTCTGCAAGCAAACAGAATAATTTGATAATACAGTGCCAAGTGCCTGATTATCTTTGACTACAGAGTCTGTATCGTCTGAAGCCAAATCAGGATTTAATTCATTACCAAGAACAGAGGTATCGTGTAGATAAACCCAACCATTTGTAAGATTGAATTTGCCAGGTACTTGTTGTTGTGCAGCATCACGATAGATTGTTTCTCTCTGAGTTACGACTTTAATTTTGTCAACATACTCAGTAACAACACGCTCTTTAATATTTAATTGTTCTTTTTCAAGTTCAACTTTCAGCTGCTCTGCTTCATTTGCAGCCTGCTGAATCATTACTTCGCCTGCATCAGTACCTTTTTTATAGCCAGCGCCAAATGCACCACCAACAATCAACGCAAACAATAAAATTCTATATGGTAATGGTATAATACTTAACATAAGTTACCTCATTCGCACCATGACTTTTTGGCTTCTCCAAAGTATGGTCTTGCTAAATTGTTTTTGATTAATTCTTCACTTAATTTTTTACCGTCAATAATTACATCACCAAGAACTCGTCCACCAAACTTATCCCATTCTTTAATTTCAATTTGAACTTTTTTGCCTTGAGTTACTGCTTTCTTAGCAAATTCTGTAGCAGCCAATCCTGCTGCTGCTTCCTTTTCACATTTAGCTCTTGGAGCCTTCTCTGGTGTATCAACACCAAGGACTCTAATCTTTAGCTTATCACCAAGTTCTTTTGGAAGGAACTTGGCTTCAAATTCTACTGTATCTCCATCAAGCACTCTTGTTACTTTCCAATCATATGGATTGGCTAGTGCTACTGTTGGAATTAGTGCTAGAAGAAATAAAAACTTTTTCATAAAGACCTCTTAAAGATGGGGCGAGGTTTCCCTCGCCCCGTTCACAGTAGTATTACTCTGCTGCTGGAGCTTCGGCTGGTGCCTCTGCTGGAGCAGCTGCATCTGCAGCTGGAGCTTCCTCCACAGCTGGTGCCTCAACGGCTGGAGCTGCTTCGGCGGCTGGTGCGGCAACTTCTTCTTCTTTAGCTGCGCAACCAGTTAGTGCTAGAGCTAGAACAGATAATGCAATAAACTTCTTCATTTAATATACTCCTTGTTAAAAATTACTTCTTGGCAAACTTTTCTGCTACAGTTGTACCAAGACCTGCTACAACAATCATCATCATTGAGTCATACATGTTAGCGTCAACATCTAAATCCCAGAATAGATTTAGCACGAATGCTAAAGCAACTAGGAATGTTGCCATAACTGTAATAACTCTCTTTGAAGAGATTGAACCATCTACACCATCTGATATCATTGACTTTAGATTTGCTAATACGCTCATACTTTGTCTCCTTTATAGACTTGCGATAATAGTATGAATAATAACAAACGCCGGCAACACTATCAGAAATGTATAATAAAAAATGTTTCCTATTTTACTATATTTTGTCCCTATTGGACAACTACTACAACCACATTTATCACTGTTGAACCCTAATTTCATATCGTGCCGAATAATCATGTTTCTTTAATATGTTAGATAAAAACACAGCATATCTACGGTTATGGGTCACAATGAGAATCTTATTTCTAATTGTCACAATGAACCGCTTTTCACAATATGGAAGAATAAGAGTCTCCATTATATTTATTTAGCCAATGGGTTTTCCCAAGCTTTTTGGATCTTTTCATCCACTTTCTTTTCAAGCTCTTTTAGCTTTTGGTCAGTTTCACGTTCAATAGTGCGCAGTCGGCCGCTCATATCACGATCAGTTGTAGCAACAAATGTGCGTACTTCTTTATCTAGCTCGCGGTTGCGTCTTTCGGCTGCATCTAAATCTGCCTGTAGACTATCAATATCGCCCTTTAGATCGGTACGAACATCGCGAATGATATCATTGCTTTCGTCAACTAGCACAACAGCTCCATCAATCTTTTGCTCAAGCTTGGTCATTCTTTCTTGAATACCAGATAGATCTGGAGCAACATATTCTTGGATTTGTTGCTTCATATCCATATAATCTTTATAGAATTCAAACACTCCATAAAGACCGCCTAGTACTGTCGAAACAATACCAGCGGCGATCATTAGTTTTGCTGGCGTAAAGCTATAGCCTCCAATACTGATAACGGTATTCTCGCTCATGTATTGTTCTTTGGCAGCTTCTAAATTATCTACCTTTTCGTTTAAGTCCTTACTCATTTGTATTGCTCCTCGACCATCTTTTTGTAAGTGTCTGTATTACCTTTCTCTAGAAAGTATGCCCCACGAGCATTGTCTTTGTAAACAACACCCTTGTATATATCTTCTGGTTTATACCAAACATTATTATCACGAATCATTGCAGTACGATAAGAAGTTACATCAGTATCTGCGCCAATGGCAACTAGAATACCTGATTGATCTGCATCCATATAGTTTGAGTTTATCTTTTCTTGTTCTTCTTTATTTGCAGCAACGACTTTATCTGCTGCCTTCTCAGCATCAGACTTTTCTTCTTGCTTTTGACTTAATACACCAGTAAGTTCTAGATTTGCCATATTTGGTGCTAGATTGAAAGCATTGGCTAGAGCAGGATCATTGGCAATCGTAACTTTTTCATCTTCAGAAAAACCAGAGTTGTTTGTTTCTTCTTGAACCTGTTGCTGACTTTGAGCAAATACTTGCTGAACAAACTCAAAATCTTCATCCTTTTCCTGTATAACTGGAGCAATATTAATTGCCATAACTTCTGAGAAGGTATCAGTTTCTTGAATAATCTCAGTATTATCAGCCACAAATATTTCTTCTTGCTTTTCTTCTATTACAGATTCTGTTGATTCAAATGTGGTTGTTTGAGTCTCACTTTCTTGAGCAACAGCAAATATCTGTTGTTCTTGAGTTTGAGTATCATTTGTTTGTTCAACGTCAGCCACTATATCTTTTTTATCTTCAACTACTTCATCAGTTGTTACGGAAGCAATTACACTGGTTTGTTCTGTAACAATCTCGGTTGCCGTTTCTTCTTTCACTTGCGAAACTAGTGTTGATTGTTCTTCAACCTTGCTATCTAAATTTGACGATTGATTATTTTCTGTTTGTTCGTTGAATGTACTTGAACTGCTTTCTGTGGTAACAGCCGCAACAGCCTGCAACTCGCTTGATGAAGCAGCAATTGATTCTGCCTGGTTTATAGAATCAGTCGCAGATTGTTCTGATGCTGCAGTCACTGATACCAATGATTCTCTACCCAATTGTCGACCAGTTTCAAGCGCATCAATCGAACCAGCAGCTGATTCTACGATTTCTTGTTTTGTTTCTTCAATACTAATTTCGATTGATGAAACTTCTTGCGCAAGAGTTGAACTTGATAGTGAAGAAGCCGCTGATGATGTTCGTGTTGATGATGTTTCTGATGATGCGGCGAGAGTTGTTGTGGATGAAGAAGTGGTTGTTGAAGATGAGGAAGAAGATGCATCAGTGGATGCTACGCTTCCTGCAATCGCTAAAGCACTTTCAAGAACATCCTTACCAATTGCATCTGCTAGATCATTTGATTTTTGTTCATCAGCAATTTCACGATTTTCAGCGACCATGATTGGCTCTGATGAATTATCCTCTTCCTCAGTTACCAGAATTTCATTCTCATCTGTAACTTCTTCATCATCGGAAAGCATTTCTTCAAGGTCTGTTTCTTCTTCAGTATCTTCATCTGCTACATAAACTTCTTCGTCTTCATCAACTGCATAGGTTTCTTCTTCAATAACTTCTGTGCCATCGTCACTACCATTATCGCCAGTGATTTCATCATCGTCATCATCATTGCTCGTATTGTAAGCACTCAGAGTTGTAATCACGCAACTTGGATCAAATGGTTCTAATGCGCAATCTACAGTTGGCTCTTCTAGTTGAAAACTATAGAACACACCAGATGTTGGTAATGAATCAGTATAAAGAAAAAGATAATCAGGATCTGGTCTTGAGATACTTGTAATTTGTAATCCATCTCCATCAGGTGATACAGCGTACCAATCAACTAGGTCTTGACCTTTTAGAACTAATTGACTAAAAAGAACTGGATCATTACCCTTATAGATAAAGATATAATCACTGCCAGGAGCACTTACATTCATACCCGCATCACCATTTGAATCTGGATATGGTGGAGGAATATAGCTGATTGCGAGTGAAACATTATCTACTTTTGGTCCATATTGTCCTGCCCAAAAGCCAACATCACGACCAGAAAATTCAATCTTTGCATAATCAAACACAGTAGGTGATTCAAGCATTCCTGAGAATGTAAAATTCTCCCAATTATCTAATGCGCTATAACCACCAATACATACTCCAAAGATTGAAAAAAAATCACACTCTATTGTTGCTGTAGAAGGATTGCCACTCAAGAATGTATATGAATTAAGTAGACCACCTTGATTATATAAAAATAACTTTGCTGAAAACTCATCTATGGGTCCATTCACATTTTCACAACTACCGCCAATACTATTACGACAAGAGTTGTTTAATGAAAAACTAAAATCAAAATCAATTGCTTTTGTTTCAAGTCCAATGAGTGAAACATTTTGAGAGATTTTGCCAGAAATATAACTAAAACTGTACTCATTGTTATAAAAGCCACCAACACTAGCCCCAGCACCACTTTCTTGCCATGGACCGCACGATGATGCTGTTGGAACGCAACCACTAAATTCTGGATTTACAACAGTGTTTGGAAGGTATACTCCATCTGCAAAAGGAGGCACCTGCGCATACGCAACAGGTGCTATCCAAAACAATAAGATGGCAAGTAACTTTTTCATTAGTTACCAGCTGGCAATGCTTCAGGAAGATCCTCTGTAGTTTCTTTCTTCCAAACTTGCCACCACTTTTTGCGGAAATCTGGTCGCTCTTCTTTGTTTGTTTCCCACTGTTCTGTTGCTTC